ATCACAGAACATTGCTATTCCTTCATAGTTCATTAACAATGGTACATAAAATCTTGTAAACGAAAACTCTGTTGATTCACCGTCAACGTCTGCTCTGCTATACACTCCGTCGTTTTTCAGTTTTTGTTTATCTAGTATTTCTATATCTAAACTACTATTGTTTTGTAATATAGATTTTTTACAAACCTCTGTGGCTTGTGGGTATTTACTATCGTGCCCTATAAATATTTTCATAATTGTTTTAGTATTTCTTCAAACTTATCTAACTGTACCATGTTTGACCCATCGCTCCAAGCAGCACTAGGATTTTCATGTACTTCAAAAAAGTAACCATCAACATCTAGTGCTTTAGCAACTTTAGCTATAGGTAAAGTATATTTAGGTTGACCAGCTGTTGTATTACCTGAATTAGGTCTTTGTGTTGAGTGAGTACAGTCCATTATAACTGGTATGCCTAACTCTTTCATATCAACTATTTGTCTAGGATCTACAACAAGATCACCCATGCCAAACATACTACCTCTTTCAGTTAGCATAACTTTATTATTACCTGTGCTTCTAACTTTATTAACAGCATGTATCATACTGCGACCATCTACAAACTGTCCTTTTTTAATATTAACAGTTTTAAATGTGTTACCTGCAGCAACTAATAAATCAGTTTGTCTACATAAATAAGCTGGTATTTGTATAATATCTACAACATCAGCTAACTTATCTGCTTGCCAAGGCTCGTGTATATCTGTTGTAATCTTACAACCACCTAATTCTTTTAACTCAGCAAATATATCTATAGCTTTGTCTATACCAATACCTCGTTTAGAATTTACAGATGTTCTATTAGCTTTATCAAACGATCCTTTAAAATAATAATCAAAGCCATACTTATCTGCTAGCTCTGAACATTTGCTAGATATTTCGTGTGCTTGTATTCTACCTTCGATACTACAGCTTCCAGCTATTAAGATCGGCTTCTGTGTTGATTTCAATTCCATTATATTTAGTTTCAATTACTTCTATATCGTATAAACCTAGTATTCTATTTTGTTCTAAGTTTTCTTTTTTATATTTATCTTTCATAGTTCTATATGCTTTTAGCATATAAGGATGATAACCATATATACCTAAATGTCTATCACCATAACCTATGTTAGATCTTGTAAACCACATTGCTTTACCTGATTGATGTATAACTTTTACATCGTCAGGTTTAGCACCTTTGGTATAAGCTGTTAAACATAAAGGAGGTTCTACTGGTCCTAATATCCTTTGTTTAATAGGTTTTATAGTCTCATGGTTTATATCGATCATATCGCCTTGTATATTCATTATATAATCATAACCACCTACTAAATCCAATACAGCACGTTTAGATAATCTATGTGTACCGTTATCAGCTTTACCTGTTTGTATACACCATTTAATTGGTATATGCTTTGCAATACGTTTGCTATCAGTAGCAACAAATGTATCAAAGCCCATCATACGTACTTTATCAAACACAATACGTATAAGAGGTTCGTCGCCAAACTTCTTTAACATTTTGTGTTTGATTCTAGTACTATTAAGTCTTGCTGGTATTACTACAGCTATGTTTCTCATATCTTCGTACCCGCAGTTCTTCTGATTATATCATCGTGATTAAACTCAGCCCAATATAATTCAAAAGCTACACCGTCCTCAATACCTTCAAACTGATGTATCTTACCAGGTTTTACCATAGTAAAATCACCTGCTTCAAGTATTGTTTCATCTACAAGACCTTGATCTTCTTGCCAAACTCTGACAAGCATTTTACCGGACTCTACAAAAAATCCGTTCCACTTAAATCTATGCTCGTGTTCAGAGCATTTAAATCCTTTATTAAATTCTATTCGGTGAAACTCCATGACACCGTTCTTATGTATCATTTCTGTTTTACCCCATATTTTTCCTGCTTTCATATTTTTTTATTAAAGTAAGGTTTAGACCATCTAGGTTTATTCATAAGTCTAACTGGTCTTTTCTTTTTAGGTTCAGGCATATCTGGTAACCAGTTATACCATTTATTTCTTTTGCTTTCTTCTAAAGATGTTATATTAAATTTCTCTAATGATTGATCTTTTTTGTTAGCAAAATGTACACTAATTAACATCCTTGGACCAGGTGCATCTACCTTGTGCCACATACCTATTGGTATGTAAAGTAGATCACCTGCTTCTAAGGTTATTTCCTCTAGTACTTCTTTGTTATCAAAGTCTTTATATAAAGTCCATTTAACTTTACCTTCAGTATGAAATAAAAAGTTTTCTGTACCATCTCTATGAGGTGGAAAACTCTTTGATCCAGCTTTAGGTGAAGCATATATGTTACATTGTCCATGAGAAAAATATCTCTCTAGTTCAAAACATATATCAACTAGAGGTTTATGTTCATAGTCTGCAAATGGTATAACAAATGATTTACCTTTTTTCCACAGATCATACACTTGTTGTTTAGTTAACATAGGTTGTTTTAACTTTTTATGTTTATCTAAACACCATCTATTATCTTTATCATCATAATCTAAGATCTGTAAACTTCTTACGTGTGGATATTTATTTAAATAAGTATCTAACAATTTAAAAGTAAACAAATCTTTAAATTTATTTCTTCTTATAACTAAGTGTTTCTTTTGCCAATAATTTTGGAAAAAGTTTTTAACACTTATAGGATCTAATATATCATCTATTTTAACCATCGCAACTTAAACAATTTGGATCCATAGCTTGAGCGGCAATATCACCTCTCAATACAGATTCAGTTCTCATGTAGTATAAAGTCTTTATACCTTTCTTGTGTGCCTCTAAATGCACTTTGTTAATCCATTTAGGATCTGCTTCAGCAGGAAAAGCTAAATTCAAACTAACAGCTTGATCTATATACTGTTGTCTTATACCAGCTTGATTAACTAATTCTAACTGATTTATTTCCTTAAATGTTTTGTATACTTCTTTTATAGGTATGTCGTGCTCTCCGCAAGTAATTTTGTCTAATGCTTTGATACCTTGTATTGAACCACCATCTCTTAGTATTTGTTCCCATATTTTATCTGTATTTAAATTGTGTTTTTCTAGTTCATCTACAAGTGTAGGGTTTTTTCTGATGAAAGTTCCCTTTGCACTTTGGTCTGTAAAGATGTTAGCTGCCCACGGTTCAATCCCGGCAGAGATATTCCCAGCAAGTTTGCTATTAGATACAGTGGGAGCGATGGCACGTAAATGAGTATTGCGCATACCAGTACCAACACACCAAAGAGGTTCTCCAAAAGTTTCAGCAAGAGCCATTGAAGCTCTTTCAGACTCGATTTTAATTTGACTAAAAATTCTTCTTGTTTCATATTGTGCTAATAATCCTTCAAATGGAAAGCCTTTTTGCTGTAGATATGTATGCCAACCTAAAACACCTAAACCAAGTGCTCTACCTTTTTCAGCAGATCTTACAGCATTTTCAAAACCTCTCCTGTTTTTTGCTTTTTGTATAAACTCTTCTAATACACCGTCTAAAAACCATATACTATCGTATATTAAGTTTGAGTCTTTCCACTCATGATACTTAGCTAGATTTAAACTAGATAAGCAACATACAAAGCTATGGTTTTCATCCGTGTGTAATACTATCTCTGAACATATGTTTGTCATAAACACTTTCAGAGCATTGTCCTTATACATACTAGGGTTTTGTTTATTAACATTACCTTTAAACATAATATAAGGTTCACCAGTTGCTTTACGTTTCTGAAGTAATTTACCCCATTTACGTCTTGCAACTTTATCACCGTCTCTAAGCTTACGCATAAACTTATCACCGATAATAGTACATTGATGTAGGTTTAATGATTGTCTATTAATATCACCTTTAGGTTCTCTTATTTCTAACCAGTCTTCCCAGTCTTTATGATCAATATTTAAATTAACTGATGCAGCACCTCTACGTACAGCTCCTTGGTTAGTAGCTAATATGCTAGAGTCATACAATTTACAAAATGGTACAACACCATCTGATGTACCGTTCATTGTAATCTCTGCACCAGAAGGTCTGATCATATTTATACCAACACCAACTCCACCACCATGTTTAGCTAATAACATCATTTCTAAGTTTTTCTTACCTATATCATAAATACTATCAGCAACATCAATACCAAAGCATGATATTGGTAATCCTCTTTCAGTACCTGTATTTGATAACACTGGAGAGGCTAGACATAACCAACCTTTCCATATGTAATCAAAAAATGTATCAGCCATATCTGGCTTCTTTAATCTCATAGCGACTGTCTTTGCAACTCGCATATAAGCTTCACGAGGTGTTTCACCATTGTATAGGTAACCACCTGTTATAGTTTTTTTATATACTTCAGCGTCTGCCCACTCTGGGTAATCAACGCCCTTTTTCCATCTGTTACTCCACATTATGTTAATAAATGTTTTATCCAGGCAATAAGCCCATTAATATTTAACGCAACTAAGTTCCATTGTTTTCTTGATGCAACTTGTATTAACACACAGCAAAAGCCAGCTATGTATAGCACAGGTTCTACGGTCCATTGCGCAGCGACTAAAAAGCCCGCCCCCATATAACCTACTCTACTAGCTAGTCTTTCACCAGGTGTTAATTTCCTTCTTCTTACTAAAAATTTTAAGATCTTTCTTTTCATTTACCAAATATTCTCAAAATCTTCGCCTTCGTTCGCTTTGCTGTAGTCTGTTGGCCTGATAGCAAAAAAATCGGTATGAGTATGCCCACCAGTAAGATGATAAAACCAATCCAGGTTTTTCGCGGCTTCTTTGTCGTAGTCAAATTCTTTTGAGAGCTCTTTGTATCCGAGCTCAACAAGTTTTTCATTTAATCTTTTCTTTATAAATTGTTTTAAATCATAAGATTTCAACCCTTCAATGTCGCCAGCCTCGAACATCTTATCTATATACTTCATTTCAGCATCATGCATAACATGAGCTGCTTCTACAATATGTGGTTTACAAGTATCTTTTAAAAAGTCTTTTTCTTCACACATATGTCTATATAATCTACAACCCATACGCGAGTGTAGACTTTCGTCTCTTACAGACCATTTCATCTGTTGGCCAATGCCTTTAAGTAAATTACGTAGCTGAAAAGAATAAAGTACTGCAAAAGCACTATATAAAGAAACTCCTTCAGCGAAAGCACTAAAAACAGCCAATGATCTACCAATCTCAACAGGATCGGTGCCATCATATGAAACGAGATTATCAAAACGCTCAGCCGTAGCTGGCTCATGTAAAAATGCTTCAAAGTCTTCAAGTCCCAATGTTTCATTTAAGTAACTATAAGCTACAGCATGTATTGTCTCTTGACTACCAAACATCATGGCCATTTGCTGTATTTCATGTTTTGGAAACCATGATACTACTTTCTGTGTCCAGTAATCAGATACTGCACATTCAGTCTGAGCAAAGCCTAGCAGGATATTTCCTACTAGGTTTTTCTCTTCTTTTGTTA